GTACCCTATCCCCCTGGGAGTTACCCAGGCATAGTGACTATCGGTTCCAATTCCTGAAGGAAAAGGACCCGCTTCGTCATATTACTCCACTGACGTGGCGCCAGACGCTTTCGACAGAAGTTGTTACTGTCGATCGGGTCTCTTACAGGATCCTTTTGGTCCTGTTGGCGGTTCCAAGTGGAATTGTGCCAAAGCAAATAGAGTCCCAGTTGTGGAACGGCTTTCTCCGTCGACAAACGCACTAAGCGTTTATTCGGCGGATCTGCAGTCACTAACTGAGTATCTAAAGCTAAGTCACAACCACCCCAAAGTACCTTAGGAACTCTGTTACGAAGTGAAACCCACAGATCATAGATCTCAGGGTCCACCCAGTTAACAGAAAGGTCACCCGATGAGCATAAAGCCCATCGGCGCAGTTGGTTGGCAATACGGATAAGATCCGTAAGCCTTCCAGCTGGCCTTTTAAGGTAGAACGGGGTTACGTCTTCGCCTTTATGGTAGTGGCCACCACAAGATTCTCTAAAGAATCCCGTGGCGAAACTCTTATCCAGATTGGCCCGAAAGCCAAAATATTTAAGAGTCCACACGACGAGATCAAACGCCCGAGAAGGGCAGATGATATCGTCACCATAAACACTAAGACGACCAGAGATACCCTCAAAATATAGGACGGACCTCACGAGCGCGTAGAAGAGCAAGCTCTCCAACTCGAAAGTGAAGCCATTTCCCATACTAGAGAACATCTCTGTTGTGATCGTATCACCGTCAACTACAACCTTGCGCGACCGAATATCGTTAAGATATTCGAACCACACATTGGGTAGTAGCAGTCGGACGAGTTCTATACTGATAGAATCAGAAGCAGAACTAAGATCCAACGTACAAAGGTCTCCAGTAATGGAACCTTCGCGCGCCAGATCCTTGTTGATGCTCTGATCATTCAGGTCGATCCCTGTCCGAAGAAGACGACGTCTGATATGAGCGCCGACTCCTTTTTGGAGATACATATTGATATCTGGCTCTTTACAAGCGCAGCGATCAATATCACTGTTCTTAGGAACGGTAAAAAGTACAGCTCCCTCAACCACATTTGTGGAAGAGAAAACACTGTACTGTCCAAAGAGAGGCACATGCCGTAACAGAAAATCTGTTAAGTAATGTGCATCTTCGGTGACGTCAGCCTTGTCACTGAACTTGAATCCCGGGTGGGATTCAGTTCGGCGACGACTCGTGCTCGCACCCCCGGAAAACCCTCCGATGACAATGTCATCGTTGAGTTGGCCGAGGACCGTAGCTACGATCCTCCGACAGTGCTTGACAAACCGTTTGAAAGTAACACGTGGCAGGATATTGTACCCTGTGTCCGTATTACTAAGGCGGCTATTTGTCTCGCGATTGAGTGATTCCGTGGCAAGCCATTTGGAAATAGCGGCAGAACGCCGCAATTCCGCATTAGCAGGCCCCGGATCTGCGTACTTCGATAAATATGAAGAACGTAGATACTCAGTTTTGAAGTCGGATCCAGGGATCTTTGACACAAGGTCGAAGATGTCCTGAGAGGTAGACGCGTCTAGGACGTGATTCTGGTTCATTACCATACCACGTCTTCGACTCTTGCTTCGCATATGCTTCTGCATATATCACTCCTGTTGGATGTGGTAAGCAGCGTGGGTAGATATAATGTCTATCCACGTCTGGAGGCACCAATGCCGGCGAACAAGCCACAAGGCTACAAGTTACCGAGGTAACGAGTAGACACTTAGGGCTTAGTCGGGTCATGGAGTGTCTCCAGCGCTGTCAGTATCGCTCGTAAAATCGTAATGAGTTTCGAAAAATTCATCGCAGTTTTCCTTTAAGGAAGGACTGAATGTCTTCTCGATCCTCCGGATCTTCGAGCAAACGATGCCGCGCCAAGTCGTAAGACTTGATGCGATAGAGTTGATCAGTCCGCTTAGGCGAAAAGCCAAAGAGGAGCCGTTCATCTCTAGTAGACATCGCTCAGGTTCACGACCAGATCATTGATCTGGGTTTGTGAGGCCTGCATCGCGGAGACCATAAGTCCCACGGTGTCGGCACGTTCCTGAGTGCTGGACAGTGCGTCGAAAGTGAAATTCACTTCGACAAAAGCAGTGCGAACGACAACGGGGCTTGAAACCCCGTTGAGAGTCTGCGTCTGCACGATCGGAACCTGCAATCGCAGGCTCGGACGGTACTTCCCGTTCGAAGACGCCAATCGCGCGGTAAACCGCGGATTGCCGGCGGGTACTGTGGTCTTCTCAGACCACAGGTGAACGCCGTTCTGATCGTCCCCGTCAGGGGAGTAGGTGTGAGCGACAGGAGTCGCTGCTCGGTCATTGATGACCAGATTAGTCCTAGCGGACATTTACGTTTCCTTTTATTAAGGGAAATTAGGGTACTATTACCCTAACCTAGATTTCCGCTTGCCGTCAAGATTTGATAAAGCCAAAGCAGCTGCTTTGAAAACTCTATCACCTCGAAACGGATCTGGATCGAACCACAAACCTGGAAGGGGCCAATTCGCGAGTCTTTCTCGTGAATAACCCTCCACCTTTGCGGTACCCGTGGCGTGCTGGTTCTCTGTATAGGACGTAGGATTGTCCAAGCCAGAGTACCAATGCTCGTACGGAGTGACTGTCTTACTTCGGACAGCCAATGACCCATCTACGAATATTAATCCAGCTGGAGCAGTGAAAGCTTCTAGCACGGGCCCTATGGGCACGAGCCAGTCGACAACAAAGCTCCAAGGAACAAGTTCCCAAGCTAAACTTGCTGGATTAAGTAAGCCGAGTTGGTTAAGAGCACGAAGACCGACCCAATTTGGATCGATCTCGGCCCAGAGACTGCAACGAACAGTTGCAGTCTCGTCAACCGGTCCTAAGATGGTCATACAATTGTATGACACAGCGTTGAATCGGTTGGTTCCCCCCAGCGCTTGCTGGGTGCAAGAGTGGCGTGCATTCAATAGTAATGCATTACCAGCCTTGCCTGTGGCCAACTTATACAGGGCGTGCACGTCTTGCATGAGTGGTTTCCACCCATAGACGTACTCAAGGTAACGATCGGCAATAGATTTGGGTATTCCCTTGCGACCTAAGTCGCGAAGGTTACTACGCAAATATGGCCGAAATGCCTTGTCACGGTAGACAACTTCGAGAAAATTTGCCAAAGTTTTGGCAGAATCTCCTAACAGTCTAGCCGTTTGCCCCATAGTGGCGAGGTTTTCAGCAAGATTGACCTTTTGGTCTCCTATCTTGTTGAGCGCCCCTGTCACGGACTGATTCCGCATCCCTACTGGGATGTGGGGAGGTACCCAAGCCGAACCGCCATGTGCACCAACAGAAGATTGTGGAATCTCCATGTTGGACCATATGACATCTGGTCTTTGGCCTCCAGGATCACTATACGCAACGTACGCATTGGCATAACCGGCCCATAAAGTCCTCGTTCTTTGAGGAAGGCCGGCTTCAAGCCACGCACGTTGATTATAGTAATTCGTAGCCAGTCTAAACAATTCGCCGCCTCGAAGTTTTATAACTGTACCAGACGTTTTGGGAGAAACACTCTTGTTGTCGTAGCGCATATCAGTACGCACTTCGACAATAGGGGATGATTCAACCCAATATCGTAAGGTTACAGTTTTAGTCTTCAAGGAGGCGACCATGACATTACTCCGTAGTTACGGTTGTGGCGTCATGAGACGGGTGAGCTTTTAGCTCATCCATGCTACCCC